TATCAAAGTAGAGACAATAACCATCGGGGTTAGTATCAAGAAAATTCTTAACCACAGCGAGAGAGAAGAAAGTTTTTCCAGTAGAAGACTCTCCAGCAATAGCAGTAATCTTATTCCCAGATACACCGCCAAATATAGAACCTGAAACCAGTGCGTTAAAAATGTATGAACCCGTATCCACATAACTCTCGGTCTCGTCTATATCTGAAGCAAGTTTGGTATATTCCCCACCAATTTCTTTTACAATATCTTTTAAAAAGTCCATCAAGCCACCATCCCGTATTCTTCACGTAAGATTTTTTTATATGGAAGTCCTTGTTCTCGGAGTTCCTTTACAAGTTTTAGTTTTTGAAATAATGCAGTATCTCCACCAAGAGCCATAGCACTGATAATTGTATTTAATTCTTGGTCATTAATAGGCAAATCCATATTACTCCTCTAAATTTTTTGACTCAGTGCAGATAACCCAATTATACTTCTTTTTTAGCTCATTTGCAAACCAATATGCGGTGGATGGTGAATCAAACATCTTCCTGTTTTTGACTGGAGATAATTCTCCAGGTTCAGCCCAAACCACCACATATTTACTCATGAAAAGAAACTCTCCAAACTAATTGTCTTCTCAACTGACCATCCAATAGAATCAAGAATAATTCTCAATGGTTCAACAAAAGATTTATCAAATTGAGTGTCATAATCTACATATTTCTCCAAACCCAACTCCCTAGGAAAATCTTGAATAAAGGAAAATACATTTTCTTGAATAGAATTCGGAATCTTAAGATACACAAATTTAATTTTCTCCCCACTCTGAATAGGAGGATATTTCTTATCCAAGTTTTGGAGTTTGGTATGATGATTATATAAAATCACACCTCGTACATGAATTGGAACTCCTTTATTATAAAGGGTTGTTCTAGACATCCACTTATTAATTTCAGATACACTTCTAGGAAATGCAATCTCTTCTGGTTTCAGTGATTTGAATTCCTTACGACAATTCTCAATAAACTCAATCACATCATCCTCATCTTTAGTCATAATGATTTGGATTGCATCCTTAATCATTTTACGACAAGGTGCAGGAGTAGATGTTTTGATGGCTTCAATACCCATCATCTTAAGTTTTGGTTCCTTGTATCGAACACCCTCGGAGTCCCACACACGAAGGATATAACGCTTCTTACCAGTCCAAATACCACGTTCCGCAATGTTCTCACGTTTCATGTACATCTTCTGGTCATAAGCATTCAAGTAGTCGGCCAATTCTTGGTAAGAACCTTCAATATACTTTTCAAGTTCCAAGTTACACACCTTATCAAGGAAATTGACAATTTCATCAGTAGTTTTCTCTCTCCCCTTGAATACAGCGTCAACAAAAGGACCCATATTAATATAAATGGAGTCAGTATCCATAGCAATGACATAATCAACTTCCTCAGTTTTGAGAACCTTATTCATGTAAGAGTTCATCTTCTCTTCAATCCATTGAATGGCTACTTGACCAGACAGAGTAATCGCTTCTGCATTTGCAAGTTTGTAGTAACGGAAGTATTCATTACCGATTGCACCATAAGCAGAGTTAAGTGCAATCTTTTTAGCCATTTGGATATTATCGCAACGAGAGATCTCCTTCTCCAATTCTTTAGTCGGAGTCTTCTCATAGGCCTTCTTCGCCTCAATCATCTTCTTTTTAAAGATGACTCGTTCATTGTACATTTTTTCCATGAGTTCTGGGAGAAACCCACGAATATCTTTGCGATACATTGCACCATTGGCACATACCGCATAGTCCTTATACATCTCAAAAGTCAGTTCCTTTTTCAATACCTTATCAACTGTCACATTGGGGTGACGATTATCAAGAAGAGTTTCGGGGCTGATGTTATATTGCATAATCAAATGCGGATACAGGGAGTTAAGGTCAAAGTTAACTACCCAATCATAAGAACCTGGAATAGGTTCTTTTACATATGCACCTGCATACTTTTCATCTTTAGTATTGCGTTCTTTTTGAGGGATCACAATATTCTTCTTAAGAAGATAGTTATAAATGATTGCGTCCCAAGTGCGAACTTGATATGCAATATCGTTAAAGTTCACCTTTGCGTCAAATGCACGGGTGAAACAGAGGTCAATCAACTTAAGTTTATCCTCAAGTCGGTCTACCAGTTCTACGTCAACGATGTTGTACTCTACAAACTTCTGCCAATTATTGGTATAGAAGTCACGGAAAGTATCATATTCGGAGTGATCCAACTTATTTTGAGACAACTCCATGAAGGCAATATGATCTAGTCGGTAACTTTCTTGGTTTGGAGTTGCAGGAGATTTCTTATAAAGATCAAGATAGTCAATAATAGAAACGCCTGCAATCTCACAACTCAATTGTTTACGACCAGAAATTTGAACTTCTTTTACCTTTACAATATTCCAAGGAGAAAATCTTTTAGCAACTTTCTCTCCCATAAGTCGGCTAATACGGCCGATCAAATATGGAATATCATAGAGTTCACAGTTCCATCCAGTCACTACTTCTGGAGTATTGTTTTGCCACCAATCCATGAAAGTATTGATGAGTGCATACTCATCTTTACAATAAATGTATTTCACATTTTCTTGGGAAACTTGTGCAGGACGAGAACCAAAGGTAGTGATCTGTTTAGTGTTATAATCCTGAACTGTAACCAAAAGAAGTTCTTCTGCACAATTGAATACATCTGGAAATCCACTTTCCGCAGCAACCTCAATGTCAATTGTTACAAGTTTGATCTTGTTGATATCAAACTTAATCTCATCCTCTGGATACTTTTCCCCAATATATTGATAGATGAACCGATCATTCCCATAGACCCTAAATCCATTTACACCTTCATATTTTTCCAGAAAATCTCTGCAATCTCGAATGGTGCCAGGACGAATAGGTTCGACATTTACTCCATCAAGGGTTTTGTATTTACTTTCTTTCTTTGATGGGACGTAAAACGTGGGATAAAACTCTTCCCTGTTTGTAAAATGTTTTCCATTTTCATAACCTCGGACAAGGATATCATTACCTAGTTGAAAGACATTCGTGTAAAACTTCATTTAATAAGAGTCAAATAATCATTAAGTAGAGTATCTTTGGGATCAACCAAAGTTAAAATTTTGTCTGAAGAGATCATAATTGCATCAGTTGAATCAGTCAACTCATCCAGCCATGGAATAAGTTTACCATCCATTATTTGATATGGATTAATAAGCTTACAATCCGGTTCCCCAAGTTCAGATACAACTGCAGCAATTCTTGAAATAATTATTGTTCCACTAACTAGAACAATGACTTGAACTTCACTCTCCATCGTTTTCTTCCTGAATTACTTCAAAATTTTCAATCAAAGTTTCTGTATTATTTGATTCTTCTAGGTCTTTTGTTTGAACTTCTTCTGTGTTTGAATTCATTTTTTCTTCATAGGAAGTCCGAATCCATTCATGCGGATTTACTACACTAACTACCCACGTAGGATCAACTGCAATCTTTTTATCTTCAGATAAAACTATCCATGGATAAAATGAGACTCTATGTTCAACTTCGCCTTGTACTCCAGTACTATTTTCCATCAACAATTCTGGAGTTAATAGTCGTACATTGAAAGGACTTGAAAAAACTAAGGAAACTACCTTTTCGTTTTCATCCACCAACTCCATAATATCTGCAATTACAGTTTCACCCGATTTTAAAAGGGCCAATTTAATAGCCATAACTACTCCATACCTCCTAATACGATAACACAAAAAAAGGGGGGTGTCAACTGGATTTTGCCAGTTGAACCCCAGCGACGACGATATTTGGTAGCCCGTATTATTTAGGCTCCATCACCATCTGCGGAATTACCAGATCCACCCCCGCCTGGATTCTTAGGCACAGCTTTTCCTGCAGGGACTACTTTTGATTTTCCAGTCAACGGATTGTAGATTTTATGCCTAACGGCAGCAGGGTAAGAAATCTGTTTAATGTTTCCGACTTGTTCTAAGAACTGCTTAAAGGATTTCATACACCTTTCGTTTCTGATGCTCAGGGATAATCCTATTTAGTTTGACATGGAGTAGACCATCCTCAAACTTGACATCAGAGACTTTAACATCGTCAGATAGTGTCCAGGTTCTTGTAAAAGCCCTCTTTGCAAGACCATTGTGAAGATATTCCCCTACATCAGAAGTTTCCGACTTCTTCGCTTCAACGAAGAGTTTATTCCATTCAGTGAAAACTTCAAAATCTTCCTTTTTGTATCCTGCAAGAGCGATCTCTAAACGGAACTCCGTCTCACTCTCCTTAATCAAATTGTATGGTGGGTAGTTGTGATAGGACTCATGTGCGGTCCCAAATCGATTAAACCACTCATCCATTCCAATACTATATTTTTCAATATCATTTAAAAATTTGTCAATGTTAGCCGTGTTGTACTTTGCGAGTAACATGATAGACCTCCTTAAGCGTCTGTTAGATTAAATTGCGGATCCGAAGACTCCGCACTTATTATATATCAAGACATTAAAAAAGAGGAGGGGTGCAAAACCGATCCTCTTTTGTGTGGTATACCGAAAAACTTAGGCTTCCGGTTTCTTTTTCTTACCGATATTATACTTACTCTCAAGAACCCAATCACCCTTATCCTTATAGGAAAGAACTTTAATTTGATTCAAAGGTGCAACATCTGTTACGGAATCTGGTTTAATAATAGTGACTAATCCCCAATCAGAAATTAGATTAATAATCCTGTTACGTCTTTGTACATCATTCACAGTAAGATTTGCATGTTTGCCGTCAAGTGCAAACAACTCTTTAAAATGAACGATATAGTAGCGTCCCTGTTTATGAAGAATATGACAGGACTGGTAGATTTTCTTTTCCTTACGAGAGGCAACACCGATACGAGTGAGTGTCTCACGGACTTTTAGAAAATCGTCTGGTTCATTCAGAACCACTTCCACCATTTGGTCTTGTGACCAATTGACTTCTGGTTCAACAAAGGTACTCATCTTTTGCCTCCAACATCAAGTTTAGATTTAATATAATTAATTTGGTCTTTTGTTAGAATTTTCAGTGCTTGTTGGGCCTTTTCATTACTATAACCATAGTATGATTTGACTGCATCAAGATCTTGAATCTTCTCTTTTTTAAGCCACGGAGAAAATCTTTTCCGTTTCCTGACACTATTTAGTAAAAAATCATATTGAAGTCTTGAAGGTAATTGATGGTTCATGTTCATCTCATTTGCAAACATGATCGTATCAATGTGACCTGACATACATTTGTTGACGACAAATGCCGGATACTTCTTCTCCCACTGAGGATCTCCATCATCCATCAAATAATCCTTTGCGAAGTTGATGGAGTTGAGATAATCTTTTAGTTCGTAACTCATCGGATAATATCAATCGATTCGGGGTTCTTGTTCCAAGTCTCAAGTTCAGTACGAAGACGACCTTCGGACTTCAAATTTTCATAACGATTAGAAGCCTTTTTCTTCCACCAGTTCACAAGATGGTCAAAGTGAAACTTGTCATAGTTTTGACCAGGACGCAGAACTTCATCTTGTCCAAGAATGACTTCACGAGCATTCTCAAAACCATAATCTGAAATATAAAATCTCTTCTGTTCAGTCAGATTTTTTGCATTTGCAATCGCAGTCTGGAACTCCACAACCTTTTGAGAAGGTAAGCTTTTCTTGATGATTGAGATCATCTTTTGTTGTGTCTTGAGTTTCCGACTGGATGCGTCCTCCTTCACCAGAGATTGATTGTCGTTCCTCTGAATAAACCATTTGTTTAAGTCCTGAAAGATCTCGTCATGGAGCAGAGGAGTAAAATCACTTTGAGTTAGACCCTTATACCTCATATAAGGTTTCAGACCATCATACTGAGATGAGGCCTTAGTGGAACCATAAAGAGAAGTGGTCTCAAAAGAACAAATATCTGATCCATACTTCTTATTTAACGTCTCACGAGCAGTATGAGAACAACAAAGAAGTGCAAGGAGTTTACCTCCCAGATAGTTGAAACCAAAAGGTTGGGTTGGGACAATAATGAATCCCATGATTGCATGACGATTAAACCTAGACAACTGGGGAGTTTGTCCAAGCCAATCATTGCGAGGTTTAGAGTTGATTGTGGGAGAACCAAACCGACAGAAACCAACAATCTTCTGTGTGTTAGTTTCTTGTACAATCCACTTCAGAGACTTACCAGGAATACTATCCTCAATCGCGTGAGAGGTAGTAATCTGCAACCTCTCATTAAAATATTCATTTGTAAATCCACCCCTCTCCCCCGCAGTATAAACTTTAAAGTTCATGTCCTGTGGGTGCATGTCAAATGCATCAAACATATCATCCTCAGGACCAATCCCAAGAATGGATGAAGGCATTTGTTCCATTCGTTCAAGTTTAATGTTACGCAGATATTCATCAATCCTTCCCATGTTAGAAAAGTAATCAATGAATTTATCGGCTGCGTAAACAGCATCATCAAGTTCTAATTGCATATCAGAGAATCAATTTCTTTTCACCAGGAGTTACTAGTTTACTCCCATAAATTTCATTATACTTGTTTTTGACTTGTGGATCAACTTCTGCAATATAAACAATATGATTTTTAGCAATAATAAGATCGGGAATTGTTTTATCAATTACGGAAGCCCATGGAGCAAATCCCACACGACCATCCGGACTAGGAAGAACAACCAGGCCATTTTTTACTGTTACAAAGTTATCATCCTGAGATACCAACTCAGCGACAACTTCTTCACCAGTTGCAATACGAAATAGTTTTACATCAATCATTTGAATTCAACCTCACACATAATTTCAGTTAATGCTGCAAGAAGATTTACTTCCTGGTCAGCCACGAACGCACATTGGTATTGATACTTAGCAATAATAAGAACGGCAGCAGGGATAGATGAAGGTGAAAAATGATCAAAAGAGGCGTCATAAACCCTGCGAAGTAAACCAGAAGCATCGTTGTCCAGGTTCCCGACCACCCACTTTCGGACTTCAGTAAAGTTTTTAGTTTTGAGATTCTTGATAAGTTCATTTACATTTACATCAGAAAATTCAGCAAGAATTGCAGAGTCAACTTTACCACCAGCAGAATACCTCTGACATTCGTTTAGGACTCGTCGCCAGTCGGGGAAATGTTTGTTGATGAGTTCTGCAAGGACTTTAGGATCGTATTGTACACCTTCCGCATCCAGGATGTTCTGTAGACGCTTGAAGAAGGATCCTGCCAACTGGGCTTTTTCTTTCCCTTTGATACTGAACTCAACGACTGCACATCGAGAGTGTAGGGGTTCGATGATCTTGTTCTTGTAGTTGCAAGTGAAGATGAATCGACAGTTGTTATAAAACGCCTCAATATTAGCCCGCAGAAGGAGTTGTACATCGTGGGTTGTGTTGTCAGCCTCATCAATGATGATGACTTTGTGTTTTGCATCACCCGCAGAAAGTGAGACGGTCGAAGCAAAGTTCTTTGCCTGGTTCCGTACCGTGTCCAGAAATCGTCCTTCGTCAGATCCATTAATAACATAGTAATCTACTCCTAGTTCTTCACACAGAGCTTTTGCAACTGTAGTTTTTCCGCACCCTGCAGGGCCAGCAAGCATCAGGTTCGGAATTTCTTTGTTATTTAGAAACTCCAAAAATGTCTTCTTGTTAGCATCTGGGAGAATACAATCTTCAATCTTGCGTGGGCGGTATTTCTCTACCCACAGAAATTCATCACGACTCATAATCAAATCCAATCGGGTTTACGTTCAGGCATACGGAGGTAGTTGTCCGATACCCAAGGTTTTGAAGCAATGTACCTTTTATAAGCAGTAAAGGTATCAATACTATCATCAAATTTCCATTCTTCTGGCATCGCTCGAGCGAATGGAGTCACTTCTGTGATCTTTCCTTTAGGGAAAAGATAGTAAGCATCTACAAGAGTCTTGTAACAGGAGTGAGTTTTATTATAGCGTAGTTGGTACTCATCACACAAGTTCATTCCCCACTTAATCAACCAATAGGCATTGTGGATACTATCCATTGCCCACCTGGTACAGGGATGATTACGAAACGCACCCTTTTCAGTTCTGTAGGGAGTGCCGTCAGTCTTAGGCAGAGTGCCGTAGTTATGACCCCACTTTTCAGAAGCAACAATGGAGAGCATTTGACAGCACTCCAAAGGCATCTTGACAATATGTTTATCGGGGAGACATACGGCACTTTCAGCGGGCCAGGGAGAAGTCACAAAGATGTTCATAATATAGGTGAGTTACCTCACTCATCATAGGTTGAGTCTGGTTCCAAAGCAATGTAATATGTAAGATTCTTATCTTCTGACTGGAAACGAGAAAGAAGTTTCTTGGAGATCACAACCTCATAAGAACCAGGGAGAATTTTAATATTCTCAACTTTGAAGTTAAGAACAAAAGTTCCAGTAGTCTCACCAACAACAAGAGAATACTCATTAGAAGTATCATTCTTTTTGTCACGAACAACAAGCTTAACAACACCAGCCTCACCAACCACAGAAAGGTCAGGGACACCATAGACTGCTGCAGCCTTGAGGAGTTTATCTAGTTGTTGAGTATTTACCTCAAAACAAACATCCTCAGACGGGAGTGTAATGGACTTTTCGGGAGGAGTCACAATCACAGCAGGATCTGCAAAGAAATACTTGGATCGTGCATTACCCTCATTGATAGTCACATAACTGTCGTTAGCAAACTTCAGTTGGGGATTTTGATAGAGAGACATTGCATTTAGGAACTGGTTTAGATCGTAAATACCAAAGTCTTTTTCAAACTCTTCCTCTACTTCAACTTCTGCGAGAATATTCTTCATCACAGAAATGGTGCGGAGTTTGGTTCCCTTCTTGAAGAGAATAGACTGGTTGATACCAGAGAAGTTCTTGAGAAGAGAGAGGGTTTTTTCAGAGAGTTTCATAGATGTATTTTTGAGTTTCATGATCAACGGAATTCTGTAAGGCCATTATCTTTGCGAGAATAATGACCGTCAAAGTGGAGTAGAAGCATTGCGTAGTGAATTACTTTAAGAAGATCGCGTTTGTTACGACCATCTTTATCACCATAACGACTTCCATATTTTAGGATATTCGCCTGACAAAATCCAGGAGCAAGATCCTTTGCAGCCATCAAATCAATAGTCTGAATATCTTTGTAGGCGTGGTTGTGTCCACAATAGTGGCTACCATAAGTACTAGTCACATAATCCTCAACATCTTTAAGGATTTTATCTTCATTGTATTTCCAGAGGTAGTTTTTTGATTCGGTCATACTAACAGGCGTTTTTTCAAGATTGAGTGTTCCGCCACCATTGGCAGTAAGAGTGAATTGATTAATATTACCGGAACCAATAAGAATTGCATCAGAAGAAGAATTTGGATTACCAGTCAAACTGATTCCATCCTCTACCCAAAAATCTTGGTTTGGTATAGAACTTTCATAAAAGCTTTCAAAGTTTTCAGACATTTGAATTCATAGTAAAGGAACAAAAAGGAGGCACTTTTTACCTCCCCATATTCTATCAGAACGGAGCGTTCAAGTCAACGGGAGTGGGAACACCATTCTCCTGTGACATATTAGGCATCTGGAAGTCAGCATCCACCTTATCGTACAGTTCCAGGAAGGACTGTTTGGTTTCGTCGTCGAAACGATTTACACAAACTTGGATTGCCTTTGCCTTGTCTTGGAAGATGCTATAGGCACGGATGATATGGACCAGACGCCGGGTAGAAATAATTTCCTCAATACCACCATCGTAGAAGGTCTTGCGGATAATGTCTGCCCAGTCAGCAAGACGTTTGCAAAATTCAAGATCGTTGACATTCAAAGTTTGAGCAACTTTCTCAAGAATCTTGACTTCATTAGTTACGGAAGGATATTCCTGTTCAAAGGTCACAGGGAAACGTTCCAAGAATGCCTCATTGAGAACGTTAGTGCCGATGAAGCGACCATCATCAGAACCCTTACCTTTGGTGTTCGCAGTGGCAACCACATTGAAACCAGCGGCAGGTTTCACAAAGCGACCAATCTTCTTAAGGAAGACACCTTTACCTTCCAGAATAGATTGGAGACACAGAATCTTATTAGAAGCCAAGTCAATTTCATCAAGCAAAAGAATCGCACCGCGTTCCAGAGCTTCGACGACGGGACCATTGTGCCAAGCAGTTTCACCATTGACAAGACGGAAACCACCAATCAGGTCATCCTCGTCAGTTTCAATAGTGATATTGACCCGAATCAGTTCACGCTTAAGTTGAGCGCAAACTTGTTCAACACCGAACGTTTTACCATTACCCGAAAGACCCGTAATAAACGTAGGGTAAAAAAGACGGGACTGAATAATACGCTTAATATCTTTAAAGTTACCAAACTGGACGAAGGTATCATCTTTATCGGGAATAAGGTTTTGATGCACTTCAGGAAGAACCGAGACATTATTAAAATTGCGTTCAATCTCCTGAACACGTTCTTGAGTCACTTCAAGATTCCAACGACCACGAGCAGTTTTGAAGTTTTCCAGACGACGAGTAACCGTAGGATAAGAAAGATTATTCATCGCACAATAAGCCTTGACATCTCCAGAAGTAATTTCAACTCCATAAGTGGATTTAAGACCTTCAAAAACTTGATCGTCAGTCATTTTGGTGCGGGGCATTGTGTGGTGTGTTTCTCAACTGAAGCTATAATACCCCATTGAAGGGGGGATGGTCAGATGGGTGTGACAGTTCCCAAACTGGCCCTACAATATGTCTTTTACTTTACCAACCAAATTTCGTCCCCAAAAATCAAAAATAGAAATTTGTATTTCAGGATCAACAACATACAAAGAAGCTAAACACCTTTGCTGTGAAGTCTGAACTTCAACATGTCCATATAAAAATGTTGTGGCATCTGTAGAAAAAATGTTTGACAAATTGACAAACTTCTTTCCTTTCCCCACAAAAATATTTGAGAACTTTTCAGAATCTTTATATAAATCAACCATCGCAAATTTGACTTGAGTTTTTTTAAAAATTTTCCAATATTTAACAAAATTATTAACTCCACCAAAGTGGTCAATTAGTTCTTTATATAAATTTGAAAAAGATTCATCCTCAACATAATTACAATCCGTTTTACCTATCCAAGTAAAATGATCTTTTTCCGAAAAACTTCTAATACAATCAATTAGATCATCATTTTTCCAACCGTGAAAATGTTTGTACCATCTTAAACTTTTTGAATTAAAATCATAGACTATAACTTTTCCATTATTATTGAGTTTTTTATTTTTAAAAATATCGAATAATTTAAATCCACTTGCAGTATTAACAACGAGATCAAAATTACCCCCATTAGTTATACACATTGATTCACTATTAAATAACCAAATTTGATCTTTTATTAATTTTACATCAGATATGATTTTAGATTGATTCCAATTTTGTCCCTCATACGGAGTCAAAGTTTTTATACTGTTTTCGAATTTTTCTGTTTCATGTTCAGGATAATAATAAAATTTATTGAATCGCAATTTTTCACTCAATGTTATTACAGGCCAATTATTCAAAAACATAGCCTTTAAAAGTTTCCAACCTCTTCCTGCTTCAGATTGAATGGTTTGTTTTTTTGAATACTTAACCCACAAAGGTGTGTAGTCATCGTGAAAATTTTCAACACTTCTTTCTACTACAGGTAGTAATTGTTTACCAGAACACCACTCCCCAAATTCTGGACATCCAACATCTTTCCATGCAGAAACATTAACTATAAAAAACTGCGGATGTAACTCCAACCATTTTCCAGGCCAAGCTAGTATATGACCAGCGACTCCAAAATTATTTTCTTTTATAAAATCTCTAATTTCTCTATCGTAATCAAAACTTCTTAGAGTACATCCAGCAGATTGTATTACACAATATCGATACCCCTTA